TATTACAGGACTCACACCAAGAGCGATATACAATAAAATAAGTGAAGGTAAGTGGGTTGAGGGGCGCGAATTCAGGCGGTCGCCTGATGGCGGTGTCTTCATTTCACTGAAAGGGTATCAGAAATGGGTCGAATCGGCACCGGCGTAGAGATTCGGGACAGCAGTATCCGCATTATGTTCATCCTGAACGGTGAGAAGATAAAAGAGCGGGTCACGCTCAATGGCAAATCCCTTGAGCCAACCCCTGCCAACATTAAGTACGCCACCCGCCTCGCCGCTGGCATCAAGCGGCGAATTGCCCAGGGCGCCTTCGACTACGCCGAGTTCTTCCCCGACTCGCCGCGCGCGAAGGTCGCCGAAGCAAAGCGCGCAATGTTCGGCGACCTTGCCGACCTCTGGCTAAAATCAAAAGGCCGGCTCGCCGAGGCGACCCGCGATCAATACGGCACCGCCGTGCGATTCTGGAAAAATCTACTCGGCGCCGACAAGATTCTCGCCAACATCAACCACAAGACGCTGATCGCCGAGATCGGTGGCTACCCATGGCCGTCGGCGAAGACGCACAACAACTACATGATTGCGTTGCGCGGCATCTTCGAACTCGAGTACCGTGGTGCGGCCGCACTGAATAACCCGCTGAGCGGCACCGAGAACATGCCGGTCGTCAAGAAGTTACCGGATCCTCTGACGCTTGAAGAGCGCGACCAGATCCTGGCCGACATGGCCAGCCGCTACGATCCGCGCGTCTATGCCTATTTCCTCTGGATGTTCTACACCGGAATGCGGCCCGAAGAGGCGATCGCGCTGCGCTGGTCGGACATAGACTGGAATCGCCAAGTCGCGCGCGTGCAGCGCGTGCGCACATTCAAGGGATCAGAGCGTGAGGGATCGAAGACGAACAAAGAGCGCGACGTGGATCTGCTGCCGCAAGCGCTCGAAGCACTGGCGCTGATGAAGCCGCACACCTTCATGCAGAAGACCGAAGGGCGGGGCGACGATACCGCCGCTGACATCTTCGTTAATCCGGTAACGGGGCGCGCTTGGCACGACGAACGGGCACAGCGTGACAACTACTGGCGCCCGTCGCTGAAGCGCCTGGGCATCCGTTGGCGCAAGGCCTACAACACGCGGCATACGTTCGCCACCATGGCGCTGATGCTGGGCGCCCCGCCATCGTATATCGCCGATCAACTTGGTCACAGCGTGCAGATGCTTTTGGAGAAGTACGCGCGATGGGTGCCGGGTAACGACAAGGGAAACGCCCGCGCAATGTTGGCCGCTGCGGTGAATAGTTCCCAAATAGTCCCCCAAAGCAAAACGGAATCAACCTAAGTAGTTGATTCCGTTTGTTTTTTGTTGGTAGGCGCGATTGGACTCGAACCAAATATATAAAGATTGAGCAGAACTAGGCAGAACAGGGGGCGCATTCTATCACAGGGAGCCTTCTGTAGAGTGCTGCGTGATTACTTAATAGTTCCCAAAATAGTTCCCAAAATGCCATGCGCCACAGGATTACCGAAGCAGATTAGCCTCTGCCTCACGCCGAATCACCAGACCGCGCAGCACCTTTCCGCCGCCCTTTACCCACTTGCGCAGTTCATACGGAACATCATTCCATCGGCCGGCGTTAATCTTCCTGCGCAGCGTGCTGGCCTTGAGGGTGCCGGCGCCAAGATTGAAGGCGAAGTCGATGATAGCGGCTAGACGCTGCGGGTTATCGACGCCGGGGCAGAGCCTCAGAACGGAAGGCAGATAGACCGTGCGAACCATCCACAACAGTAAGGCGTCTGCGCGCTCTCTGGTGATCGCCGGATCGAGCAGCGTTACCCGAGTGCCATCTTCGTAATAAGTCGCTCCGTAGCCTATCGTGGGCACGCCGGCTGGGCACAAGTAAGGCGTCAGATAGCAGCCCTCGAAGCGCCGGGCAAGAGCAGCCGCTACAGTGACGGCCAGGTCGATCATTCGGATACCCTGCACGGCGACGGATTCTTTTCAAAGCGCACCGCCTTGATAGACCTTTTTCCAAGCAACATCGCTTTCATCAATCGATGCCGGCCGTCCATTAATTCTCCGTCCTCATCGAGAATTATCGGCGTTTTTAGATCAGCGGCTTTTACGGCCCGCATGTGCATTACCATGTCCCGCAGGGTCAATTTTTCGTAGGTGTAGTAGACCGCGAGATGACTAAGCGGGACATCCATAACGGGCAGCGATTTAGAAAGCTCGAACAGTCGTGGAACGCTCCACGAGTGGCGCCCGAGGGAGCACATTTGATCTTTCGGCTCTACCCACTTTGGTATTTTCATTACTTGCCCTGCTTGCTCAGATGCCGATCGGCGACGTAGATACCGAGGATGGCGCCAACAAGCTGCTGGTCCCAATCGCTCATAGCGAAGCCATTTTTACAGAACTCGAAAACCACGATGAAGATAGCGATGGTGGCCAGTAACGGGCGAATCGAACCATTCCAGATGTCGAGGATCTTGTACCCGGTCTTTTTCCCAACGTCAGCAACCGCCACAGCCCAGGCTTCAGTCTCGATTTTGTCAAGAACTGCCTCGGCTTGCACCTGGATCGTCTTGACGCCGAGCTCGGCTTGCACGCGAATAGCCTCAAGGTTTCGGGCGTGCTGGGCCGCATCAAGTTCTCCTTGCACCTTGAGCCGGGCTATTTCAAGCTCGGCTTCTTGCTTCTTGCTGAAGTAGGAGGCGATCTCGCCAAAGATCAGGCGGAAGGCATTACCGCCAAGAAATGAAATCAATGCTGTAAACATGAGCATCCTCCATTATTCACATTCATCACCAAGCGCAAATTTCGAGTGCTGCGCTAATTTCAGATGCTGGCGCTTGTAGTACCAATTCACAATAAACGTGCCTGCAGCAGTCAGAATGCCAACCAGCATCGCCCAATCATTCAGCGATAACCCAAGCATCAGGGATATGAAATACGACAGCCGGCTATACAGTTCGGACATTACTGAGGCATGTTCGTAGCTCATATCACACCGGCAAGAAGTAGCCGCACGTCGGGCAGAGCCAGCCGTCGATACCGTCGACAACAGTCCGAACCAGAAGCGTGGCATCAACCGGGCAACGTTTTTTCACGGCGTTTGGCTGCGCAACGATTTCGCTTTCCTTTTGATTGCTGTCCATGCTTTACTCCTTCAAACGGGTTGATAGCGCAATTTGGTTTCTGCCACATCTTGCTGATACTGCGCCTGGGTATCGGCAATTTCTTGCTTGATGGCGGCCAGCGTATCGGCCTCCGTTGATCCATCAAAAATCATCGCAGTGAGGTAACTAGAGCGCAGTTCGTCCATATCAGCGCTCAATGATTTGGCAAGAGCAGCCAGTTCAGATGCCAGTGTTTTCTCTGACGGACGTGATTCGATCTCCGCAATTTCTTCTGGCGTCAAGTCGATTATGGTTATTTCGCCAGTCGTGACGTTCGCTTCAATTCGTTTCATAATTACCCCAAGCAAAGAACGCTAATCGATCCACCATCGCCGGTATCTGAACCGCCGACTGAAGTGATACGTATTCTGTCAAGAACACCAGCGAGAGTGACGTTACCGCCAGATGTAGCAAGCGAGTTTGCCGTTCCTTGAGCAGCAATTACCCCATCTTCGCTGTAGGCGTTAGAAGCGGTCAGCGCAATTTTTACCGACCCGCCATACGTGTTTGCCGCAACAACATTATTATTGATTTGGAATCCGCTTGTATTTGCAGCAAGACCACCTCCGCTACTGACATGGCCTAAATACCCAGAGGTCAATATTGATCCTGACCCAATTTGAATAAGCCAGCTCGATGTGCCTGTAGTTGAGACACCAGCAAAACTTATAATAAATTCTTTCGCACTGGATGGCAGTCCAGTGAAATCAAGAGCTACGCCGGCTGACCACGATGCAGAAAAGAAGGAAATACCGCCGCTATATGATATGGGCTTGTAGAGCGTGTCAAAGTAGGTCTTGAGCGTGGCTTTGATGTTCGCCCAGGTCAGTTTCTTGAGTACGTTTGAAGCAGCAGAATCAACGAGAGGGAGTTCGTCGGCATCAACCGGCGTTGCTTTACTGGCCGCAGCGTGCGTTTGAGTCTCAACCG